GGTACTGCCAGCAAGGAAACGGATTGCAATTTGCGTGGATGCTGTCACGCTGATCGGCAGCGTGCAACAGGTATAGCAACTATAATCCCACCCGAAAATAGCAGTGCCATAGTTCAGGGCATAGCTATTTTTTTCACTGCAAAAATCGGCATGCAGGGCGGTAAAATCCGCCACGCTGTAAATCGTGCTGTTGTAAAGCAAAGATACCTTGTCCCGATGGGTTGCGTCATATAACACGGTTGTGGAGGGGGATTCACCGCCCGAAATTTCCAGCACCTTCGGCACAAGTGTATTGAGCTTTTCGGATGCACTTGCTGGTACACCCTTTACAGTCAGATTCGCTGCAAGCTGTCTTCGCTGTTTGTCTAAGGCAGTCAGATAGTCTGCAATCGTTGTCATGTTTCCACCTCCACAATTGCCGCTAATGCTGTTTCAATATCGCCGATTTGTTGCACAGCGGCTTCCCACGAATCAAATTTTGCAGCTGTGATTTTGTTCAGCGTTGTTTTGTTTGTGTGGGTATGAGCGTATTCAACTGCTTGTGCAACGTCTTCTTTCTTGGCATAAAGGGAAAGGTCAGCTTCCGCAGCATCTTTTCCATTTTGAATAGTGGCAGACGTTGTGCCATCTTTATCGGTAATTGTAATAACAGCTCCGGTGTCTGTTTCGGTAACTGTGGCGATTGGAGAAAATCCATCTGCCCCATCTTTTCCATCCGTTCCATTCACGCCATCTTTGCCAGGTGCTCCGGTGTCACCTTTTTCTCCTGTTTCACCAGTATCGCCTTTTTCGCCACGTTCTCCCTTTTCTCCGGGTTCGCCTTTCGCTCCCGGCTCTCCGGTATCTCCCTTTTGCCCTTTTAAGGATTCTAGCCAGTCCGTTTCCGTGCCAACAAATCCATTCTGTAAGGCAATTTCATAGGCAGATTTTCCGGCTGCTCCATCACTGCCATCTGCACCCCGTTCGCCTGCATCGCCTTTTTCACCTTGTGCCGGATACCCAGAGTCAACATAATCACCTGCAGCGACATCGTACAGCCACCATGTACCCCCTTTAATAATTGGCATTTTTGCAATCATCTGCTCTGCTTGTGCAAGGATGGACTGCATCTCACGCAGGGCTTTGTCAATTGCATCAATGCCACCATTATACTGCTCTAAAATAGAGTTGCGGACAATCATTGGTGTCATTTCATATTTGATAACAACAGTGTCGTCCTTTTGACCGACAATTTCCGGCAAAAGCTGACCGGACACCGCTGTAAAGTCCTCTGTAATCGTCCATGTAAGGATGATTTGGCTTTCTGTGACCTCTTTTTCCAGATTCTGCATGACAAGTCCGCCGCCGCTGTTGACGGCTCGCAACGTAAACAGGCAGTCAGATAAATCCGTCTGGTGGTAATATCGGTCAACGGCGATTTGGATTTTATCGGCGTTCTTTTCACCTGCCCCCAGCAGGTGCTTGATGTTTGCCGTGTCAATGTATTTTTGATTTGCGGTTAGCATGGTATCATCTCCCTTACAAGTTATTGATAGCATCCCAGAGGGCATTGATTGCGTTTTTAAATTCTTCGTTTTCAACTTTGTTATCTTCTAAATTTTGTATATCTGATACATTCTTGTCAGCATAATTCCAAGCTTCGTCTGCTTTCGCTAAAGCAATTTTTTTAGCACTTGCTGCCACAATGTCCGCATGACGTTTCGATGCGTTTTCTGCATTGAACGCCAGCGACCGCTTTGCAGCCTGTGCCAGCACTCTGGTATCTTTCCCAGTGCAGGAAAACTCCCATCCACCACGGAACTTCCAGGTCATGTTTGTAATGGTGCTTTCCGCCCATTTCCCGGGCTGATATTCGATTTCAATTCGCTGCCCCAACTTAGGGAAGTGTTCCATGTCATCAAATTTCAGATAGCATTTTAGCTGAAACGGTTTCAGCAGCACATTGTGAAACAGATAATTTGCTGCTGCTTCCACAATCGGATATTCGTTTTTGTCGTTTGTGTCCGGAAAGTCTTCTTGATAATTCAAAACCGTTTCCATTCTTCTTCCATCAAAAAAGCAATTGCTGGACAGGTCGATTTCTGCATTTCCCAGCATTGGCTTGTATTCCCTTGCATTTGTCCATCCAGTATCATCATAGGTTTTAAAATAGACCTTTTGAATATAGATGTTATACGATGCCACATCACAGCTATCTCTTGCAATGGAAGAAAACGGAACAGGTATTTTGTCTTTAAAAAAGCCAAATGGGACAAGAGAAAAAGGCACTTGTGAATCATTGTTCTGATACTGGTCATTTCGCATACAAACAAAGGAACAAGCCGGCTTTGCAAGGGCAGAGATATAATCAATAGCACTGTATCGGGTATTTCTGGATTCTCCTTCTTCTGATTTTCGCATCAATGTATAACCGCTGTAGGAATTTCCCAGTTTTGGATTATCATTCGGGATAGAATTGATATGTTCATAAGCAAGTGGCTTTTCTGCAATCATATTTTGCAGAATGTCATTTGTCCATGTGACAACATTGGTGACAATTTCATGCAGAGAATAAACGCCGCCGCCGCCGGCTTCTCCTTCATAGCCTTCCAGCTTTTCTCGCAGCTTTTTGGATACTTCGCTTTCATCGTCATCAACTTTTCCAGAACCAGACGAAATGGAATTGTTATTTAGCCATACCAAGGCATCCGATGCCCGAAGCGTGTACAGCGTTTTTTTACGGGATACAGATGTCACCCAGAACATTCCACGGAAAATCCAATCTGACGGCTTAGGCTCTTTTTGATAGCAGCTGTACAGAATGATTTTTGCACCATACAGGTTATATGCATTGATGCCGTCTTGCTCTAAGTGCAGCTGAATGGACAGTTCCGCCGGGCGGACACTGCCAAGGGAAAAGGTGCTGCTGTCACAGGCAGAGGATTTGATGGAACAGCTATTCCGGATAATATCAGAATCGGTAAAAGCAATGTCCGTTGTATATTCGGCATAATCACCATTATCCAGATAGCAGGGAACAGAGAGAATGCCCTTTACATGCTCGTAAATCACCATGGTTTACACCTCCTCTAAGCTAACGGAAAACTCATATGCTCCAGTATGCGGCTGTAATCCGTCATCTAGCGGATAAAAATGGCTCAGTTCTGGACTTTTGTTTTGCCATTGATACAAAAGCGGATTATTGTCAAACCTTGGATTTCTTGCAATAGTTGTGATTTGCAAATCAGATGTTTTCCGGAAGTATCCATATTGTTCACAGCTGTCAGACGGGGACTTGTAAAACAGCAGCAGTTCCGGCTGTTTGAACATCTCCATAAGGATTTCCAAGCCTTGCAAGTCTGCTTCCATCTTGATGTCAATCCTTCTTTTTCCCAGTCTGACAGGGTATGTGATTGTATGTCCGCTCTCATTTTCATAGGTATCAACAATTTCTGAAAATGTAACATTCATTTGCAGGATATTGCGGATTAAATAATTCTGATACTTCGTTATCCATACACGGATAGAATTGTCATCGTTTTCCGCCCAGCGTAGTTCTTTGTTTGTGCCTTGCTCGACGCAATACCCCTCACGGCTGCTTTTTGTTACAATGCTGTCTCCGTTTTGGTATCTAGTGATTTCTTCGTCTATGATTTTTGTGTAAATCGCAGTACATTCGACCCAAATTGCATAGCCGTCACGGTTAGCAGGCAGTCCATCGCCGTTTAGCTTGATCTGTGCATCTTCGGTAAATACGACAAGGTCATCTGTGCCTTTTTTCAACGCAATTTGCGTGCCGATTCGCTCAATGGTAGCTTGCTGTAAGTTCGGGTGGGTTGCCCAGCTATCGCCATCTGTTACAACTCGCAAATAACAGTGGTCAACACTAATAATACCCTCATCTGTCATGGTATCAATCTGTATCACACGCTCCACCCCCCACTGCTTGCGTTGGCTCTTGTAATGGCGTTTACAACGACCGTTTCAAGCGTTTCATCGCCAATGCTGATTGGAATAATGATGTCGCCCTGCGGCTGAGAACTGGACGGAGCAGTGGTTGATGTGCTTGCTGCTGCAGGGGCTGCATACGCCTGTTGCAATACGGGGCTGTACGCTGAAACAGCTGCTGCACCCTGTGCATTCATAATACCGAGAGTGGAAGAAACGGCAGCGTTTGCCATATTCGCAGACACAGCAGACACGTCTGGAATTCCTTCTTCGATACCGATTGCAAACCCTTCATCCCAATCCCCACCGATACTTTTTGAAAGTTTGGAAGGGGAATGAGAATCAATACTGATTCGCAGATGTGCTTCTGCCACTTTCCCCAACGCTTTGACTGCTTCTTCTACCATGCCTGCATTGTCTGTAATCCCAGTTGCAAAACCGCTGTCATAATCCAAACCGATGTCCTGTGCAATCTTGTTCAGATTGTCACCATTGTTCAGACGTTCTTCAATGTAGCGATTCAGGGCATCCAGTTTTTCGCCCTCACTCATGCCGGATGCTGACAGCGTATCCAGAAACGTCTTGCCGGCATTATCTGCGTGTTCGCCGGTTTTGATTTCCAGTTCCACTGCAGCATCTTCTGCAAGTCGTTTTGCATCGTTCAGGTCTTCTGCAAGAACAGAACCGGGCTTTTCTTCCGCCATTTGCTTCAAGGTTTCATAGTGTGTTCTTGCTTCTTCTTCCTGTGCTTTCAGCTGGTCAGCTGTGGCAGTCGAAGCGGTCAGCACATTGTTTTGTAAGTCACTAAAAGCCTGCGTTACGGTGTCCAAATCTCCGCTTGCATAGGCTTCGGCTGCTTCCTTGTATGCATGCATGGCATCTGCACCTTTTTCCAACTGCGTGGTGGATTCGTAGTATGTTGTACTCAATGTCTGAATGCTGTCGTTGACACCGTTTAACTTTTCCCGCATTTCATCATATGTTTTGGATGCATCTGTATCGTTCCAGATTGATTCCGTTTTTCCATTGATGTCCGTTAAGGTGTAGGTGTTGTCCAGCTTAAACTGTGCCATTTCATCAATGATTTGCTGACGTTCTTCCTTTTTCGCCTGCAATTCCTGATTCTGTTCTGTAACTGCCTGCAGCAATGCCGGACGTTCCTGCTGGGCTTGTTTGGATGCTTCCCCCAACATGTCCAGATAATTTTGTGCGTGCTGCTTGTCAATTACTTCATCAATCGCACCTGCAATTTTGCTGTAACTGTTGACAACCTCGCCGTTTTTCTGGATTAAGCCGTCCGATACGGTCAAACCTGTATAGCTGTATTCGTCCAGCTGGTCAATCAGGCTTTGCACCTTTTCTTCTTGCCCTGTTTTAATCGTACCGTCTGCGTTTATCAACGCCATCAAGGAATCTTTCAGCCGATTGACTGCTTCATAGTCAGAATCTTCTACCATGCCGTCTTGACTGATTTTCTGGTGCATTTCTTCCCATGCCTGCGTGCATTCCTGCGTCTTTTCAATGGATTTTTGTACTTCGTCTGGAATCTTTGCAGCGGAATCCCGAACATCTTCCAAGTGGTCTTTCCATTCCTGCGACTTTTTCTTTGCATCTGCAATCAGTACAGAACCAACGCTCACAACTGCACCAATTCCCAAGGCAATCCACCCCAATGGATTAGATGCATTCAAAATCTGGAAGGCAGTCTTAATGGTTTTGACTGTGTTGACGGTGGTCGTTCCGAAATCCACAATCTTTTTTACCGCAAAGGCAGCTGCAATTCCAGCAGCAATCGGCTTTGCATGCTCTACAATTTCATCCAAGTGTTCAGAAACATAGTCAATTGCCTTTTCGATTTTCGGCATATATTTCTGCGTGATGGGAATAATGACATCCATTTCGACTTGCCGTTTCAGTGCAGCAGTTTTGTCTGCAAAGTTGTCATAATTGATTTCTTCGATGGATTCCATCGTGCCTTTTACATCGCTGTAAGTGTCGTTCACATTGTTCAGAGAGGTAATGACCTTCATCGCATTGTCTTCGCCCAAAGCACTCCAAACAGAGGATGCAATGGACAGGGCTTCCTGCTGGTCTGTCATATTGGATAAGTCCGAAATGATGGAGTTGAACACATCCTTCTGCGATGCTTTCCCGTTCTGCCACTCTGCAAACAGATTTCGTGTTCCCAGCGAAAACTTGTCTACATTTTCTTCGATTCTGCCGTCAGAAAGAGATATGGAAAATTCCTTTACAAAGTCGTTGACTTTATCCAGATTGTATGCACCGCTGTCCAAGCCATTTTGCAGGATGGAGAACATCTCTTCTGCGGAAAATCCAGCCTGTTCCCAAATCTGCGAATACTCCGCCAGATTGTCAGAGAGTTCACCGCTTTTGTCCAACCCATTTTGTGTGCCTTTTGCAATGTAGTCGAAGGCTTCTTCCGCACTCAATCCCATGTTGCTCATCAGAGCGTTGACCCCTCGCAGCGTTTCGTTCAAATCTGTTCCGAAAATACCAGACATTGCAATGGCATCCTGTGTGATTTGCTCCAGCGTGCTGGAATCAATATCGCCAAACTGCTGTTTTACCAGGGCAGCAGCCCCAGCAACTTCTTCCAGATTTTCACCAATGCCGCTGGTATAAATTTTCTGGATGGAATCGCTCATGGCATTCATTTCTTCGGTGCCGGCACCTGTAACAGCAGCAACCTGTTTCATAGCCTGTTCGTAATCCGTGCCGATTTCCGTAATTTCCTTTGCTCCATATGCCAGCCCAGCAGTCGCCATGACCTTCTGTAGCTTCTCGGAAAACTGGTCTACAGATGTTCCGGCAGCTTCAAAACTCTTTTCAGCATTTTGCGGAATCGTAGAAAACGACTGGCTTGCAACTTCTTCCACGCTCTGTAATTCGGATTCTGCTTTCTCAGCAAATCCAGACACATTCCTTTCTGCGGTTTGGAAAGAAGATGAACCATCTCGCACTTCTTCCCATGCCTTTTTCATGGCATCAGATGCTGTCATTCCGGCTTCTTTGTAGGAATTCGCCAGTTTTGCAACCTGGGACTTCATGCTGTCAAACGCTTTTTCTGCTTCTTTTTCAGAATTGGAAGCAGTGGATGCAATGGATTCTTCTATTTCTGCCAATCCCTTTTCTAATCCGCTTTTATCAATTCCAGTGTCAAAGACCAATGCCTTTTCTTCTGCCATTTTCTCACCTCTTATCCAAATAAACTGCCGACTTCTGCTGCGGTCATGGGCTTCTGTGGAATCGCAATTGCACGCTGAATCTGCAAAATCCTTTTCCGTTCTTCCTTGTCTTTGATGCAACCAATATTGATACACCGATACGCAATTCGCTGTTTTGTGCTGCTTTTCTCCGGCAGCCCTTCAAATAATGCGTTAAATGCAAACCAATGCAGCGGTGTTGTCTGCAAGTTGATTTGATAGTATCGCAAAAAATCAGAATACAAATACACGCTGTCATGCAGATACGAAAAAACGGGAGTGGAACGTGCTCCCGTTGTTTTTCGTTTGGACTTTGGCAGACGTTCGCAGGCAGCAAATTCCTGCAACGCCTGATAAGCGGCTGCTTTGTTCCCCGGAATTGCGTTCCGATACCAGTTCATTGCAAGTGTCACTTTTTCGATGTCTGTCAAGTCTGCATCTTCGTGCAGAAAAAAGAAGGAAATCCAATCCCGAAAGCTGGTGTGAACTGGATAGGTTTTTCCGTTCACTTCCACACTGTCCGGCAGGCGGTCGGTCAGGATGTTATACCAATTCTCGTGGGACATATCGTTTCGCCGCCTCCGTTAGTCGCAGTGCTGCCGCCATTCGCTGCTCCAATATGGCTTTTATCAGCACGGTAAAAACTTCATCGTACATTCTTGCATTGTCCGGCATTCCTGCAAATACAGCCGCAGCTGTTCCATCGCCAAAGAGAGCATCAAAAAAATTACGATAACTCTGACAGTATTTCCGAATCACTGTTGCCGGATTGTCGTTCAGCGTGTCTGCAGGATTTGCAAACATCGCATCATAAGCAGCTTGATAGCGTTCCATGAAGCTTGCATCTTCTGCGTCAACATGCAGTTTCGTGCCATTGATGGTAACTGTATACAAATCCTGCATCGATTACTTTTTCACCTCTACATTCCCTGCACTCTGGCTGGCAACAGCGCTGCCACCTACAATGGTTGCATTTTCAAAGTCTGCATCCATTGTGACCTTAACCGCTCTTTTTGCCCCTCTGGATTTGAAATCGCCGGAATACGTCATGCAGTCTGTAGAATCACCATTGCTGGACGGCACAATCGCATAGGCTCTCAATGTTGCCTCATACTGTCCGTTGGACGTGTTGGACGTCATATCCACAGTCAAGATATTTCGCACTGCATCTGTCCCAGTCAATTCGTTTTCGGTAATCTTCACAATTTCGCTCAGAGCCGGATGACCGATATACTGGTCAAAGTTATAGTTGATGCTTTCCGAATAGCCCTTTACGTCTGTTCGTTCAGTGTCTTCGTCTACATACTGTCGGTTGTATTCGCTTGCATTTGCATTAAATGCCTGCGTTGTAAAGCCTTCCAAGCGGCAATAGCTGGATGTGCTGCCAATCTTCACTTCCATAAATGCCAACTTCTCGGAACGCTTTTTCAGTTTTAAGCTGTCAATCCCTTTTCCCATTCTTGAAATACCTCCATGATTGTAAATAGGTGATACGCAGCTGAATTTGATAGCGTGATGTTTTTTCCGTCACCTCTACTGCATAACCACTGCTAATCACTTGTATGCTTCTGACTGTTTTCCATTTGCCAAAGTCCGGATAGATTCCGGCATCATCGTTCTGCTCGACCCAATCAGCGAACTTTTCGTAAAATTCAGAGTTCTGGATATTTTGTATGACATCCCGTCCATACGGTTCCCGGCTGGAAAATGTCAGTTCGATTTGTCGGATGCTGGAACCGTCCACATACCGCTTTACAATTTGCTCGCTGGGAAGGATGTCAATGGTGTATTCGATTGGGTCAACACCCAACCGGTCAACTCCTAAAATTCGCTGATTTTCCAGAAGGGGACAGGTGGAAAAATAGTCCCATACTGCCTGTATCATCGACACAATATCACGCTCCGTTCAATATTTTTTGTGTGCTTCTTTGAATAGCATCTCCATGTGCCGTCATCGCACGTTTTACCCAGTATCTGCCACGTTTGCCAGTAGACAGCCCTTTGTAGTATTGCTTGCGTGCATATGGGGCAAGATAGCGAATCCTGCCGCTGCCGATTTTCGTTCCTAAAACGCCAGAATCTCGCAGCATGCCGGTCTTGAACGGAACGTATGGTTCACTTTTCCACAGCACTTCGCTGTCTAAATGCTTTTGTGCTTTTTGCAGACGGTCGGAAAAATCTTTTGCAGTCGGCATGCGAATCTTAAAACCTGTAATCAATTTGCTGTCACCTCGATGTGCTGAACCGCTGCAGAGCCATATCGGCAGTCTGCAACCGCTGTAATGGTGTGTTTGTTTGGCAGCGTCTGTATTTCGTGCAGTTCTTTTTCTTCCGAAATAATACCACGAAACAGCAGGTCATCCCGTGCTGGAACATAATCTGTTACAGACGATGCAGGAATGCAGACATAAATGCTGTCACTCTGCTGCACCTCTTTTCCGTTCTGTCGGCTGCCAATGGATTCTTCCCAGTACACGTTCTTGATGACGTGTCGACAAAAAACAGGACGGTGATTGACTGCCCCCTCTGGATGATAAATTGTAACCGCGTCGCAATTTGTGAACATCAATCACACCCCCGATACATCAGCCCTGTGCGTCCTAAATACCGCAGACAAATGCTGTACAGATAATCCGAAACACTTTTGCCGCTCAGCAGAGCCGTCAGCGTTTCCGCTGGCGTGCTGTATGTCACGCTGTAATGGTACTGCGTTTCGGACTTTTTTGCACCGTTGCTGTCTGTGCTGGCATACACCTGTCGCTGCAACTCAAATACCTCTGCCAATGCACACGCACATTTTTTGACAGGTTCTGCAAACGGTTCCGGCACGCTACCGGCAAGCCGCCCGAAGGTCACATTGTCGATATAGTCGGATGCACGGGCGGCAGCCGTGCGAAATGCTGCCGCGTCCGTGATGGATGTACCACAGTAAAAATCTTGATAATAGGGGAAATCTGCATAAATCATGCCTTTTCTTGCTCCGTTTCTGGCTTTTTCACCGGCTTTGGTTTTTGCTTTTTCTGTGGTTTCATGCCAATGGTCTTCATTTCATCCACTCCCTCAGGCGGTCTTATAGGAGCAATAAATGCCCTTTGCGTGGTTATCCAGCACATCGGTCAAGCCATATGTACGATAGTAAAATGCCCATGCGTCCATAGACTGATTAACCTCTGGTGCAATAATCTTAGACACAACGTGCTTTTGCACCTGCAAGACTGCCGCCTTGTCGATAATCATAAAGTTAATATCGCTTGCACCGGTCGCCTTTTTGAAACCGCCTGCCTTTTCGCTGGCGGATTTGCCGTCCAGTGTATCAATCGCCGTGTAGAATCGGCTCTGCGGTACAGTCACGATGCTTGCAAATCGTTCCATCATTGCCTTGGACTTGTATGTATCCATTGCGTTAATCATCTGTAGCAAGGTCGGTGTTACAAACAAATACCGACCCGTTTCAGTGACTTCCGCTTCGTCGAGGGCGATGTTTGCGGTCATGATAGCGTCGGTGATGTCCGTCACGGTTGCAAAGGTTTCCTGCTTCTTTTGGATTCCGGTTGTGCCTGCATACTGTGCAAACCGCATTGCATCCATTTCCGGTACAACCTTTGTTCGCATAAACTCGGAGGACAGCAAACCAAACGCCAACGCAATAGATTCTTCATCATCCATTGCATCAACTGCAAACTTTCTGCCACGGTCGTAGTTTGGCTTTTTGGTTTCCCATTCCAACTTGACATCTCCAGCAGCGTAGCCCTCTGTGCGGCTGTAATCGCCCAGCCCGTCCATGTCGTATTTCGGAATCTTAAATTCTCCGGTGTCCTTTGTCATTGTGACAATATCACTGCCACTGTCCAGCACCATGGTCTTAGAGGACTGTTTGTAGACCTCGTCCAGCATGGTGACGCATTTTGTCGCCAATTCAATTGTATTTGCCATTTATTATATCATCCTTTCGTTATTTGTTGTCGGTTGGCAATCCCATGACCTTTCGCAGGCGTTTATCAAATGCATCGCCTGTACACGGAAAGCCTGGCGTACTGCCCAGAAATGGCTTCGGCGGTTCTTCTGCTGCAAACGCATCCGGACAGGTCTTTTTCAGTTCCTGCACGGTTTCCGTTCCGCCGGTCAGGTTGCCTTTGTCGTCAAACTGCAGCTGTTTGCTGATAATCTGGTTGGTCAGATATTCCGCGTAAACATCATTTTTCATACCTTGCTTTCGCACAAACGCTGCTACATTGTCCCGATATTCCTTTGCTTTGCGGTCAGCCTCTGCCTGTTCGTACTTCTGCTGCCAGTCTGCAGCGGACTGCTTAATGCCGTCAATGTCCATCTTTTCAAAGGACGACAGCTTTTCCGCTGTTTCTTTCAGGTTGGTTCTCGCTGCGTTAAGCTGTTCCTGTAGGGCAGTGTATTCCGCAGCGGAATAAGTCTTTTCCGGCTGTTCTGCCTCCTGCTGCTTGGTTTCTTCTGCCATTTTCGCAACTCCTTTCTATTTTTGGGTATCAAAAAAGCACCTGATTGCTCAGATGCCGATTTGTTAATAATATAAGAACACCGTACCCACAGGCTTGTTTGTTCTTGGTTTCCACCCTCCGCCAGTTTTTGCCCATGGTCGGGGCGTTTTTTATCTAAAAATTCGTTCAAGCACTTCTCTTAGTTCAGTGGCGTCAGGCTCTAACAAGGTTGTTCTTATCTTTTCTCGCATGTCAACCACCTTGTCTGTTTCAAACACAATGCAGAGCTTGTTGAAACCATCGGAGCTCTGTCTGTTTTCAGCAAAATACACACCCTCCAGCTTTACACCGCCAACATACACAGCCCCACTTTTGCCGATAAAAATAGGCGTGTATCCCAACTTTGTCTTGCTTGTCCAAATAGGCTTGCTTCCTGCTTTAGACTTATCTCTTTCCGTGTCTTTCCACATTGCAGCGATTTCTTCGTCTGTAAGTCCATCATAGTCTTCAGGGTCGTAATAGCCGTTCATCATTGTAATTCCTCCTCAAGGCATGCAGCGATGTTATGGATATTGGTCGGAAATTTGATACTGATTGTAGGTTTCTTTCGGCACTGTAATCCAATCTGTTTTCACTTTTCCGTCTATGGTGTCTTGCAATTCCAACTGGTATTTTTCTTCATAGTGATTTGTGATTGGAACCATGAAATTTCCAATCTTATGATAATAGGTACTATCATAGGCGTCTTGGTGTCGTCTATTGATTACGGTTCCGGATTCAACAGATGTACAACCTGTAAAGGCAACCGCACAGCAAGCAAGTCCAGCCAGAACCGCTATCCATTTCTTTTTCATCAAATTTCTTCCTTTCCAATACTGTTTAAAAGCTGCTTAACTGATATTTAAGCATGAAAAAAGCACCTCAGGGAGATGCTTTTGCACTCTTTTTACACTCTTTTCGCCGCATGCACGGCTTTTTGTGCCTCGCTCCGGCTGAATCCCAGCACTTGCTCTCTAAACCGGTCACGGTCTTGTCCGGTCTGATTGCAAAATGCTTGCAAATCCTTTTCGGCTGCTTTCAACTTTGCAGCGGTTGCCTGATAATCTGCCGTGGCAGCTTCTTTCAGCTCTGGTTTGCCTGTCAGTTCAGCAGCTTGCTGCATGCTCATGGTCTGCCGCTTCAGCTTCCGGACGTTCCGTTCTCTGGCTCGCTGCATCTGGCTGATTTCGTATTCTGTGTATTTCTCGCCGTTCCATGCAATCCGCTTTTCGTCCAGCTGTTCCAGTTCTTTTTTAGTATAGTTTGGCGTGGACAGCTCTGGGAAGTATGGATACCAGTCGTGACGGCAGTTCCAGCCCCGGAAGCCGTCACCGTCACCATAGCCAATACCACGCAGCGACCAGACTTTCAAGCCGTCTATCGTCTTGCCAACGTCCTTTCCGGTCAGGCTGACCAATTGCCCCTGCCACTTTGCATGCTCCGGTCTTGCTCCAGAATGTGCGGTGATTTCCATGAGATAACAGCCGTTTTCCTCGGCGTTGGTCTTGCTGACCTCTGCCGCCGTCTGTCCAACTCCGGTCAACGCTGCACGGCGGATTGCAACGTCCAGCTTGTCAACGTGTCCGGATGGATATGTGACTGATAGACCGCCCTTTGCAGCCTGTTTCAGCACGTTTCGGATGGCATCCTGATAAGAGAACGCCCCACTTGTAATTTGCATGTAAGCGTCATTGCAAGCTTGATAAAACGTACGCTGCGTGGTCATTGCCGTGGTTTTCGTGAGGTTATCCATCACGCCCATGGTCTTTTTAAAACCAGCCTCCAACACCTGCCGCAGGCTGTCAGACTGTCGAATGTCAACCGTTGCAATTCCGGCTTGTCTGTAAGCCTGATTGTCAATCTCTACGGCTGTCACCCCTGCATCCTCAAACAATGCCCGAACCTGTGCTGTGCATGCGTCTGTGCGTTGTGCAATCAACTGCAAGATGTCCTCGTACAGCAAACCGGCCTCTTGTAACATCTCTGCTTGGTGTTTGGTTGCCTCGGATGCAAATCCAATTCGCAGAATACGTTTTACCATCGCCGACAGAATTGCGTCTTCTAAACGTGCATACGCTGCAAGTACAGCGTCCGTGCATGTTTCATAGTAAATCGGCGGCAGCATCAGCGACCACCTACACCAAACAGGCTGTAATCCTCAGGGCTGCCAGCGTCTGGAATCATCTTTTTCGCCTCTTCTTCCGAGCAACCGTAATAGCTACTCAAGAAAATTTCCGGCTTTAAGATGCCGGCTTGCACAAACTGCAACTCTCGCTGTGTCTTTGCATTTACGTCTTCCAGCACACTATCGCCCCAGTCAAACGCAACCTCAAACTCTGCTGATGGGATAACACCATGATAAAACGCCAGCGTTGCTGCTGCCGTAATCGCTCGCTGCAGGGCGAATTCTGTCTGCTTTTGCAGGGCAGACACAAATACATAGCTGCGTTGTTTGGACGATTCAATTTCAGTCGCTGTTTTTGCGACCTCTGCAGGCTCTGACAGTGTACCATATGCAAGTTGACAAGAAAACTCAATCCGCTGCAAAATCTTATTTAAACCATTGAAAAACGATGCATCCCGAATTTCCGGCGAGTACGGCATGATTTTGTCTGAATCGTCATCGCCAATGGACAACATCTTTTTATATAGCCGTTTATCATGTGCAGAAAGTCTGTCGAATCGATTGAAAATATCTTGTGTTGCAAAGACTGCGGTTTCCTTGGATTCATACTCCCACAAAATTTCCGACCACAACTTATCCGCTTGCACAATCTGTGGCAGTGCGTCCGCAAACACAGATACGCCTAAAGCAGAGGTTGGGTCCTTGCTGTTGGGCTTTGGTACTCGGAAAAATCCAAACAGCGGCGTTTCGGACTGCACATTAACCAGTGGCTCTAATCCAGCCCATGGTGTTTCGGACAACTCACACGGGCTACCCAACGCGTCTGCATCATATGCATGATACGTGTAATTCTGGATAATGCACTGCTTTTTGTCACTGTCATATCCGTGGCACTCCAGCCTTGTGTACCAGTCCGCACCGCTCCGAAACGTATCCGCAAACACGGCGGATTGCATGGACTGGTCAGATGCAAACGCAATCGGAAACACACGCTGCACTGGCACCCACTCCAACGATACACCGCCGTTTGCAAAGTACGGCTTTATCACCATACCGCCGCTTGCAAGCCCTGCAGAAAAGCCGGTTTGCAACGCTGACAGATGATTGTCTATCATGGCTTGCAAATAGTTTGCCGTCTTACTATTTCCAGAAATTTCAATCTTTGATTCTGCAAAAATTAACCGTGCAAACTCGGTGCAGATTGCTGCTGCAAGATGTAAGCCGTCTTTTTGTTCTCGGCTCTCCGAATTGCCGGAAAACAGCGTTTCCCACTGTTCGATGTATCCCCTCATTAGTGGAGATATTGCCGTTTTGATATTAAGTGCAGCCTCAATATCTGCATAACTTATCATAAAATCACCCCCCAATCATCTGTTTTCCATCCCAAGCGTCGCAGGATGGTGTAGCAAAAATACCGGATGTCGTCCATCGCATGGTCGTTTTCTTTAATGACGGCATCTTGCTGCTTTTTATCGTCCCAGCGATACAAACTAAACTCTCGGATAGTGTCCGTGCAAATATCTGCAATCAAAATCCGTTTTTGCTTCAATAAGGTCATCGTGTACCGGATACCATCAATTACGCTGTTATTTGCTTTGCGGACACTGTAGACAGCGTGGTGCTGGATACAGGCAATCAGACTTGCGGCAGACGGGTCTACTATAATCTGCTGGATGTCGTAGCCCTCTGCAAGCCTTGCAATCTCCTGATAATGCTGCTCGTCATCCTTTTGCTTGCCTGCTTTGCGTGCATCGTAATAAGACTCTTTAATGCGTACTGCAAAATCATCCTCGACTGCCCACAATCCAATAGAGGTCGGATTCAGTGTGCCGTAGTCGATGGACAAATAAAAAACCGCCCTCTCGGACGGTTTGTAATTATGAACAACGCTAACAGCTGGGTCAAAATCCGGATAGACAAGCCCCTCGGCCACTCGCCACAAGCCCAATACATAGCGGTCATAAAACGCCCCAGCAGGGTACACAGACGCTGCTCGCTGGATTTTTTGTGGTGTCATGATTGGATTATCCTGCATCGCAAAATGTAGGTGTAAAACGTCATTACGCTCGCCGTTGTCTGCTTTTAAAATCCACTGTTGATAAAACCAGTGCTGCGGGTTGTCCGGATTGCAGTTAAACCACAATCTTGCATTTCCAACAGACAGCGTTCGGGCAATTGCCTGATTTACAAACGATTCCGGCATTAAGGCAACCTCATCAAATAACACGCCACTCAGCGTGATACCCTGAACAAGCTTATAAGACGCCTCATCCTTTCCACCGAATACATGGAATTGGTTTTGCTTCCCGTTTCCTTTAACGGTTAATATGTGCTTGCTGCCGCCGATATATGACACGTTAAAATAATGCGTGATGTCTGCCATCTGCAACAGCTCCATGATGATGTTACGCTCTGCAGATTGTACCGTGTTGCCGCAGATGCCAAACCGTGCACGGTCAAATGTTGCCATTGCCCACAGGATAAACGCACATGCCATGGATGCCGTCTTGCCAGACCGCACAGAGCCGTCACAAATTAAGGCGTATGCATCCGGCTTGTATGCCCATCGAAAGACGGTTTTTTGCTTTTTGGATAGCTTTGTAAACGTCATTCTGCGTCATCCTCCTGCAACGCCTGCAAGAGTTGTGGCAGTTCTGCAACGCTTTTTTGTCCGTTCTGCTGGGCAAACTGCTTTTTCTTGAGGGCAAGTTCTTCTCGCTGTACGGTTTCACCGATGAGGTCTTGCAACTTGTCAATGGCTTTTACATTGCCCTTTTCAGCCTCTTCGTAAAGGGCTTGAATCATCCGCATAGCAGCGTCATCGTTTTCTTTAAAAAATGCTTTAGCGGCTTGCTTTAGGCTCCTGTACGCCCGTCTGGACGCTCCTGACGCGATCCCACCTTTTTTCGCAATTTCTCTCTGTTCGCTCTCTGTCCGTTTATCAAACGGGATCAGGTTTTCTTCATTTGCCAATGTCCTCCCTCCGTCTTTCAGGTATCAAAAAATCCGGACGGGTATCGCACCATCCGGATTTCATTTTTTCATGATATTATTATAGCACAACAAAAAGGGCATTAAAAGGCTTTTTAGGGCTTTTTTGGGCTTATTTTTTATCCTCCAGCATTTTTAATGCCTCTCGATGCAGTCGCTTTGATTTGGTTTCCGAAATAAATAGCTTGTCGTTGACGTCCTCCCAACGCATCCCGTCAATATACCGCAGTCGCATCAACACTGCGTGATCAGACGGTAAAAACAAAATTGCACGCTCTACACGTATAATGCTGGTTTGCAACTCTGCTTTTTTTGCCTCGTAAAGGGCTGACAGTTCCTCCAACCGTTCTATGTAGGTCTGCATGGCTGGTATTGGTTCGCCGCGATGCTTAGGCTCATCACTGTAACAGATTGCCTTGGTGCTGCGTGCATCTGCTCGCAGCTTGTCAATCCGGTCATCAATCTGTATCAATTCCTTTTGCTTTGAACGGCACTGCATAAGCTCTTCTTTTGTCATGTTTTCAACAATCCTTTCCACAAAATGTTGATAAGTGATTGTCTTTATTATACCACATCTTGTTGTTTTATACAAGTGCCGATTTTGTACGCCCTGCGTTTATTTGCACAATATTTCCGCAAATCCAACACTTGTAACGTCAAAAAGCTGTAGTAAGGACTGAGTAAGTCGTCCTCTATCATTTCGATACGGTGCAGAGATTCCGTCGTTCCGTTGTTGCTCTGCAAGGCGTGCTCGTACTCTACCATGGTTGACCGCACGATGTATGCAGCGAGATTTAAATAGCAGTCATCGACATTGCTACACCGGACGCTTGACGTTAGCTGCTTGCGTGCTGCTCCCGTCTTGTCCTGTAGGTTGGATTTGTGTGCATTGTAGTACTCAGACCGTGCCACCTTTTTGCACGATTTACAGTAGCTCTCATGATGTTTCCTGGTGCGTCCAGTGTACTTGCTTACAGAAATCACAACCCCGTTGTCTGGTAGTGGTTGCCCACATCGTTTACATACCTTGCTCATTACTCTTGCTCTATCCGCTTTTTTTGACGGTCAAGTTTAAATGTGACCATCTTGTTAAACTCATACGGGGACAGCAGTTTCCGCAGCTGCATCACCATGATGTAGCAATCCGCTGCCTCCTCGATAATGTGAGATTTCAACTCTTCTGCTTGCTCCGGTGTAGATGCAAGCAGAAACTTTGCAATGGCTGTTTGCAGCTCTCCGGTCTCCTCCATCGTTTTGACAAGCTGATTCTGCAACCCGTAATGGATTGCAATCTCGTCGATTATAAATTGGCTATTCATTTTAACTGCTCCTTTACTTGTAATTGGATTTTTGTAAAATCAATCTGGTAATCCTGCTTAAAATGCTGCATCTGCTCCAGTATGTCGGGCGATTTCCCGAAAATCGGCGGCATCTCTGCAATGGACTGCACGTTGTCAAACAGCCGCTGCAGCCGTTTCTCTTTCCAGCCATAGTGCCATTCCAATGCCACAAATACCATCGCCATGCCCTGATAAATTGCCATTTTGTGACTATACTCGACCTCGTCCTTGTTGTACAGGTTTTTCCGCTGTAAGGCTGGGTTCTTCATTCGGATTCTCCCTTTTTACCGATTCCGGCTATATCCAACGCTACCAGTTGCTGCATTGAAGCAATCGCCGTGTCAATCGCTTCAATGTCACGCACAAAGGCATTGTCTTCTTCATCGTAGTCTGCAAAGTCCTCACGGTCATTGCGTAAATCTTCCAGCTGTCTGACTGCTCTTTGCAGCTTTTCAAGTGGTATGTGTTCTTCCTTTTCTGATCTGGTTTCAAGCACAAGCATTGCTCCATTATCGTCAATGGAAATAGCCGTTACATCATGCTTGAGTGAAACTGCTGCAACAGTAAGGTTGCCACCGCCACCAAGCCGATGTTCCAATCCAGTAGCTGTCAGGGATACGGCGTCCGCATACTTATCATCAATTTCAACAATCAGCTTTTTCATTTCGATTCCTCCAGTTCCTTGTTCAGAATTTCCGCTGCTTTTTCGGCGTTTTTCTCAGTGTCAAAATATTCCCCAACGCGAAAATCAAAAGCACTCCAGTACGTATATTTCCAGTTGCCTGCCTTTCTATCATAAAAAAGATAAAATTTGTGCTCATCCTCATTGCTCCAATCCGGCACATAATCCGGACAGAGCATATCATGCAGCTGCTCCAGTCGTAACAATAACCGCATTTTCTTTGCAACTTGTTCGGCACGTTCCCCCGTGGGAAAACAGTTGCCAAATTGAATGTTAGATTCGTCGATACTGTCCTCACAATAAGTATACTGAACAACGTCAAAACGGTTTTCAATTGTAAAATATTTTTCTTCACGCTCCGGCTTCCACGGCTTCAACTCTTCCTGTTTCTTCTGTATCTCTGCTTCCTTCTGCAACGCTTCCAGCTTTTCCAAAAATTCCGCTTTCAGGGCTTCCAGTTTCTTTTCGATGTCGTTCATTTCAACGTTTCCTTTCTCTTTCCATTTATTTGTAATCCACTCCGATATAATCAAGAACCTTTCCTAAACCTAACCCTTTACTGTCTGGCAACCATACACCACTTTCATCTGTTCCGCCGTTTATACAATATTGGTATAGTTTGGGATGTGAGCAAGACAATCGCTGAAACCGATTTGGTTCTTTTTCAAGGTGACATCCAAACATACAAAATATACAACCGGTTCTTTGCGCTTTTGTTGTATAATATTTCCCAGATTTATCCATACAAATATCTCCGTATATTTCATTAGCATAAGGGATTTTATGCGTATAAATATATTCAAGCACATCCTGTTCTGTCCAAAAAGACATTGGTCGGGAAATTGGGCGTTTACCATCAAAAGCGTTGCAACCACTAATAAGCCATTGTTCTTTTCGTAAACGACTTTCAGAAGCCATTGTCGCTATGATTGGAACTCTACCGGTTTCTTTTTCGTACTGTTTCATCGGATTTTTTTTCATGATCGTACAACACACAGAAGAACAATTAAAGGGTGCATCAAGTAGGTACTTCCATTTTTCACAGTTATATGGACTTTTCTGCCCATTTTTATCAACTGCAAGACCACAGAGCTTTTTGTAATCTCCATGCGATGTCTCACGCCCTTCAGCGATAGCTTTTTTTGCATACTGTACACGACGGCTCACTTCTTTAGAGACTACAGGATAGCCGTATTTCTCAATCACTTGTCGGAAATTCATTTTCGGGCGAACAATAGTAACATCACCTACGTTTTTTACAAAAGCTTTGATTTCTGGATATTCCATCCCGGTGTCTACAAAGACAGGGGTTACATCATAAATACCCGGCGTATTTCGCACAATGTTTAGAAGAACAGTGCTGTCCTTGCCACCCGAAAATCCAACATACACGTTGCCTTCGTAGTGGTCGTACCACTCACGAATGCGGCGTTGTGTCATTTTGATTTTTATATCAAGTGACAGGGACTGCATTTGATATAAATCACTTATTTGATGTTTCATTTTAATTCCTCCTTTTCCGCCTCCGTGATCTGTACGAACACGCCCGGAACATCCGCCCAGTACTTTTCCACCACTGCACTGTAGATTTGCTTGTCATCGCCCCAGTAGTGCAGCTTGGTCATGATGTCAAACAACGCCTTGCACAGGTTGTCCACATCCGGCTTGTTGGTATAGGGTTCGCCGTCCTGATGTTTGGCTTTGATCGGATAGCACCACTTCACAATGACCTGCACAGCACCATGATACGGCTGTTCAGGGATGTGCTTCATCAAGTGTGCTGCAAGCTTGGCTTCCGCCTCGCCGTTGTTCCGCTTGTAGAAGTGATGCACGCCGTGCTTGTCAACGGTGTGTCCTTGCTGCTGGTGCGTACTGGTTGGCGGTATCATTGGCATAAAAAAGGTTGTCATCGTTTCACCCTCCGTTTCTGGTTTTTCAAGTCTGCGTTTGTCAATGATAATGGTTCACAGCAAAGGGCTGGCTATTTAAGCCCTTTGCGGTTAACCAGTTGACATGCCGCAATTAATCTATATTTATATAAGGCTGTTGCGGCAATTTTTGCGGCAACTTTACGATTCATCTTTTCTTTGAATTTTTCCATTTTTCAAAATCAGTTTCTCGCACTTTTTTAGCCTGCGTTCTACTGTGTCTCGGCTGACACCAAGATATTCTGCCATGTCCTGCACAGTTACTGTGCCATCTATATTGCAAGCGTCAAATGTGTTTATTAATTCAGCATTTTTATCTGCTGCTTTTGCCTTGTAAGTTTCCTTTGTCTTTTTTCCGCCACGCTTTGCCCCACGTTGATACGGATGCATCTCGCTTTCTGACTGCAAATCTTTCAGCACACCGACCGTATCTTCCACGTGTACCGGATACCGAAACCACAGATTCTTCGGCTCGAACTTCGGAAACTCTCGCAGCGTACCATCCAGCCGCCACGCCGTCCGCTGTCGCACTGTCCGTTTGATGGTTTCCATCTCGCTGAGAAACGCTTCATAGACGGCTGACGGCAGATTGTCCTGACACAGCTTCAGGGCTTCCACATGGCTCAGCAGGGCATCCGGCGAGGCATCCGCCAACACTGCCGGAGCATGCCGCCGCAGCTGTTCCACGCAGGCATCACAGATCGCCGTGTTGGTTTCCTGCTTGCGGATGTCCTCGGAGAGTTCCAGTTCTGTCAGGTCAAGCAGGGCATCGGGGTCACGGGCAAACACCCCCGAACCGGATGCTCTATCCATGCTGCGTTTGCCGCCCTGAGCCCCCTTGCTGTGGTGGTGGCAATAAATCACCGCACAGCCCAGCTGCGTGCACACCTTGTCAAACTGGTTGCAGAAATGTGCCATCTGGTCAGCACTGTTTTCATCGCCCGTGATGACCTTGTAGATTGGGTCGATGATGACGGCGATATACTGTTTTTTCTTGGCTCGCCGAATCAGTTTCGGGGCAAGCCTGTCCATCGGCTCGGTCACGCCACGCAGATTCCAGATGTCAATGCTCTGGAGATTCGCCGCCGGCAGTTCCATTGCCTGATACACATCCCGAAACCGATGCAGGCAGCTGGCTCTGTCCAATTCCAGATTGACATACAGCACATGCCCCTTTGCACATTGCCAGCCCAGCCACTGCCTGCCCTCAGCAATCGCAATGGACATTTCAATGAGGGCGTAGGATTTGCCAGCTTTGGAAGGTCCTGCAATCAGCATTTTGTGTCCCTGCCGCAGCACGTTTTCAATGAGCGGCGGCGATAGTTCCGGCATGTGTTCCCACGCTTCCGCCATGCTTTCAAACTCTGGCAGGTCATCGGTGACACTGTCGATGTAGTCCTTCCACTCTGCCCACGAACCCAGCCCGATGTTGGTTGCAACCAGAAACTGTTTCTTCCCGTTTCGCATCACGCCCGGCATTCTGGACAGGCGGGACGGATTCCGGTTCTGACGGTCGACTTTCAGCCCGTTTTTGTCGCAAACGTCATAGAGGAAATCCACTCGCTTCCGGTATTCCTCGTAGTTGGGAGCATCCACCCGTACAATGGCATGTAGGCTCTTGCCGCCGCTGTAAACCAGACAGGCAATGGGCAGCTGCATTTCATGTAAAATCCCGTTCTGCCGTTCGATGTCCAGCACATCGGATTCTACCAACGCAAACCGATATTCCGTGACATTTTCGTTCTTGCCGCCCTTGCCATCCAACGGGTTGAAGCGAATCCATGCCCCCGCTGCTTCCATGTAGTCCCCGAACACTGCTCCGATGTCATCGCCGCACTGGCTCAGAGCCTCCAGCAGCTGCCCAGCGGTGCGGTCGCAGCAGCCGGAGGTTGGCATATACTTGCCGTCTTTGTTCTTCCATGTTTCTGTGACATAGCCCACGAAATCATCTGCTTCAAACAGCGTTTCGATATATTGGGAAAGTTCCTGTGCCGGATTCCATGCGTTCGGTTCGGGGATGGGAATGTCCTGTGCTTCTTTCCGGCTAGTGACGACATAATCTTCCCCGATGGTGTCATCCCAGTTCAAGGCATGAGATTCTTTTTTGGAATACTGGGGGCGGTAGCCGTTTTCCAGTGCCAGATGCACAATCGTTCCGACAGTGACGGGATGTTCGCAGCCTGCAAAGGTTCGCCATTTCTTTTCGCATTCGCCCTTGTGATAACGTGCAGCATCTCGCTGTGACCAGACATCCCAAAGCGAACAGTCATAGCCGGCATCTTTCAACGCCATGCCCACGCCGCACCATTCCTGATAGGTTAAGGATGCAGGGTCGATGTAGTCCAGTAGTTCGTCTAAATTGTTATTTCTATCATCCATTTATCCATGCTTCACCCCTCCGGTATATATTCTGATGCGGTAATGCTGTTTGGGACACGCCAGCCATTTGCAGCGATGCGGTTAATCAGATTTTTTGCCGCATCGAATTTCCAGCCGCCGACGTGCTGAAACCCGTACTTTTCCAAGCAGCGAATTTGTTTTGGCGTTGCCAGTCCGCTTTGCTGCCGCTGAGCCACCGCACGCAGAATCTGTTCTGCTTTTCCGGCACTCTCTACGGCATCGGGATTGATGCCCCGTTTTTCCAAGGCTTTTTTCTGCTGGGCGGTCGGGGGATTGGATTCCCACCCGAACGCCGGAACATAGCCGGACAAATCCTGCGACTGAATCGACAGTTCATATTGCAACGGGTCGACCAGTTTCGATTTTCGTTTTTTCATCGCTTCCAGCTTTTCGGCAAGCTTCGCTTCTCGGTCTGCGACTACGTCTTCGGATGCCCGATTCTCCGCTGCTTCGATATCGATCGGAACGCCCACCTGCTCTTCTAACTGTCGGGTCATCTTCTGCTGTACTTCTTCGTCCTCACAGATCAGGCACGCCGGGCGGCAGAGTTCGTGCTTTTCCGTGTTCCAGAGGAAATCCAGTAACAACAGGTGGTCTTTACCTGCTGCCAGCCGTGTGCCACGTCCCACCATCTGGCAGTATAGGGCACGCACTTTGGTTGACCGCAGCACCACCACACAATCCACCTCCGGACAGTCCCAGCCCTCTGTGAGCAGCATGCTGTTGCAGAGCACGTTGTACTTGCCATCCGCAAAGTCTTGCAAGATTTGTTCTCGGTCATCGGATTCGCCGTTGACCTCTGCCGCACGGAATCCATGCTGACAGAGGAAATCACGGAACTTTTGAGAGGTTTTGACCAGCGGCAGGAATACCACCGTTTTGCGGTCGGCACAGTGCTTTGCCATTTCGGCGGCGATTTGTTCCAGATAGGGGTCTAACGCCGTGGCAATCTCTCCGGGCTTGTAATCGCCGGCAGTTGTTCCGACCTGTGTAAAGTCAATCTGAATCGGGACGGTCAATGCCCGAATCGGGGTTAAGTATCCCTCGTGGATTGCCTGCGGCAGGGTGTATTCATACGCCAAGCTATCGAACACCTTGCCCAGATTTTGCTTGTCGCCACGGTCTGGCGTTGCCGTTACGCCCAGCACATGAGCATCGGAGAAGTGATTCAAAATCACCTGATAGCTGTCCGAAATGGCGTGGTGTGCTTCGTCAATGATAATCGTCTGGAAGTAATCAGCAGGGAACTGAGCAAGGCGTTTCTGCCGCATCAGGGTTTGCACGCTGCCCACAGTGACCCGATACCATTGCCCCAGACAAGTTTGTTCTGCCTTTTCTACGGCACATTTCAAGCCGCTGGTGCGTTCCAGCTTGTCCGCTGCCTGTTGCAGCAACTCGCCCCGATGTGCCAATATCAACACCCGATTGCCGCTGCGAACTTCGTCTTCGGTGATTTTTGCAAAGACGATGGTTTTGCCGCAGCCGGTGGGCAGAACCAGCAGTGTGCGGTTTCTGCCCTCGTCCCACTCCCGATGCACGGCGGTGCGTGCCGCCTGCTGATAGGGTCGCATTTGCATCTTGTATCACTCCTTAAAACTGACCTTTGTTCCAGCCGCCCTGCGGTGACTGCCATGGCTGCGTGTTGTTCGGCTGCGGTGCGGTGTAGGTCTGCTGTGGGGCACTCTGAGCAAGCTGCGGCTGGTCATAGGATGGATACCACTTTTCAATCTGGTTTGCCTGTCCAACACCGCCATCTTTTTTGTCATAATTGCGGATTTTCACGTGACAAATGCCGCTTTTTCCGTTGACTTCCTGCCAGTTCATCCGTGCAGCCTGTCCCTTTTGCTTCATGCCGATGCTGGCGAAAAATTCCGACAGCTTCCATTCCATCTTTGTGTGCAGGAACAAGTTTTCCTGCAAGAGCACGCTGCTGCCGTCAGGGCTGAATACACGAAAGTGGAGAATTGCCTTGTTGCAAGGCGGAATTTTGTCAGAGCCGTTGTGTCTGGCACGGTCGAACTTCTCCACGGTGAAGCGATAATCGCCCTCCGGCAGCAGAATAAAGCTGCTTTCCTGCTGGATTTCATCATCCCAGCCCAATTCGTGACCCTGTGCAGTTGTGTTATAGTTTTCCATGAAAAATACCTACCTTTCTAAATTTACCTTGATTGGTTTTGTTTGCTTGCATTAAAACGGGACGTTTCGGTTCTGCTGAATCATATCGAAGATGTTTTTCCACCACGGGATGCACCAGCCCTCTACGAAATCCTGCGGATACTGATTGACGGGCATATCTTCCGGAAAATATCCCTTTTCCCCAACAACTTGTTGCAGTTCTTCGGGGGAAACGTGATTTGCTTCCATCAGCTGTGCAAGCTGCGGAAAGATGCCGTCCAACGAATCCGGCGTTGTAACAATCGGCGTTGCAGTTGCAAAATCCTGTTCGGTCGGCAGTCCGGCAGCCTGTGCCTGTTCCACAAGCTGTTGTGCTTTGGATACCGGTGCAGGGGTAGGGGGAGTAGCAAAGAGGGAAGCAATCGAAGCGTATTCCAGCGGCAGCATCTCGGGCAGCCCGAACCGGTTTTTCGCATCCCACCACGCCGTTTTCGTGGTGTACATCACACGGTTGCAGGCAGTCGCCTTGTGCTTTTTGCCCTTGTCGTCGGTGGCAATGACGTGGGTCTGGAACGCCAGAAACAGGGTGATGTCTGACCACTCTTTCAGCAGCGGTGCAATCTTGTTGGTGGTCTTGTTCCCCAGTTTCAATTCCCAGTGGTCATATTCTGCATCGATTTCCGGCAGAGAGGCTTTTCGGGTGATTGCATGGCAGAGCAAAGCAACATGGATGCCTGCCTGAATGAGCCGTTCGGTGCTGTCCAAAAACCGCCCGATTTCTTCGGCTTCATACTCCCAGCC